TTACAGTTTTTCGCCGTCCAGCAGGCAGAGTGACATTAAACCAGTTTTGTTCCAGTCATCCAGCGTATCGGGGTGCATTGTGGCAACGTAAGCCAGCTCAGAACGAAGAAACCGTAAAGCGCCTGCTGCACGGTCTTTGCCATAGAAGCTGTGGGTTTCTTCATCCGGCCGGAAGAGAATCAGCAATTGTTCATCGGGCTCGTGCTGAACATCAAAACCCAGCTCAGCGGCTGCTGCCTCTATTCGCTGGCCAGCATTAATATCAGCCGGCAGCTCTTTCCCGCCGTCATGCCCCCATACCCACGCGGCGGCCTGCGCCCACGTCATTGCATTGTGATGATCACCAGCACCAGCACCAGCAGAATTTTGCTTCGCCTGTGTTGCTTCAACATCCACTTTATCGCCTGATAGCACAATCTCACCACGTGCTATCCAGCCGTAAACTGTTTGTCGGCTTACTCCCATGTGCCTGGCATAGGCTGATTTGCTCAATAACATAATTTACCGTTCCTCACTTCTGTCATTTAGCATTCTCCAGTTAAGAAAAAGCCGCCATCAGGCGGCCTGTTTCCCATCTTCATCATCTGCTTTACCCTGTCGGTAATTAATTTTTTCCATACCATCAATGTACTCGGACAGATTCGCCAGCCCGGAGACTCGAGGAGCCACATCGCGAGGGTCGTCATTGCTTCCAAATACCAGATTTGCATACCATGTGCGAACAGCGATGATTTGCTGCAGGTTGCGGTTAATGGCTTTTACCAGGTTAGAAACAGATTTGATAACGGCTCCGTTATCTGTGGCGATACGGGCAAAAGTCAGTCGCTCCAGCTGAGAATCTGTTACGCCTGAGCAAATGGCGTTACCTCGTAGCAGGGCGTCACATAAATCAGTCTGATTCCCGGCATACATTGCTACCATCAGCTTTTCTTTCGCAGCTCCATCCAGCGAGCGAAATACATTCCGTAGCTCACTATCTCGCATAAATCCGACAACATCACCCTCGGCCAACGGAGCAACTGGGGCCAGTTTGGTCTTAAGATAATTGAGAATATTTTCAGCTTGTTCGCTGATCATCGCCGTACTTCTAGTGAAAGCCGTGAGTGTGTCTCTATTTGCCGCATCTCTGGCCCGGCGGTTTTTTGCTGCTTCGTTTAAATCCGGATCATTGCGGATAACCTCTACGGCATCGGCTTCCGCCTCAGCTAACATTGCCACGGCCCGCAGATCACCAAAAATATTCGCCATCCCTTTAAAAAGAATCGCCATCTGCTCATTAGGCGCAACCACTTCAGAAACGTTATCAGTGATAGCAATGCTTCTTTGCCCAATTTTAATTTCGTAACTCACTGGCTTACCTCCATTCTGGATAGCCCAACATCAAATATTTTTCTCGCCACATCATGGATTGATGGTGCGATACCAAACCCGGATTTCTGGCGTTCCTGCTCCTGGATGGCTTTTAATGCCGCAACCTGAGCAGCGCTCAGAAGAACGGGTTTCACGTGTTCCTTTTTCATGCTTCCCCCTTGGTTATCACATGATAAAAAACGCAACAATCACAATAATCATTGCAAGTAATGAAATGATGGTAATGAAATCGAGGGGATGCACAACGTGAAATGAATGGATGCGTTTTAAAGAATTTGCCCTCAAGGTATACATGGTGTTCATAAAGGCTATAAATTACTTATAAAACATAATATTAACCTATGAACACCAGCCTACATTTTGGGATTTCAGGTCTACACGGTATACATCATTCTGTTTAATAAACGATCAGATGGTTAATGAGAGAATGAACACCATGTACACCCTGTGTATACCTGAAAACAAGGTATACATGGTTTATTTTACTGATTTATATATAAATTATTCTCTCGATGTATACCATGTATACCTTTCTCCATATTTATCTGAACTTCATTCTTTATGACCGGCTACAGGATGCGTCTGAGGTAACCAGTCTTCCGCACTCTCTGAAAGTTCAACGTTGGTCACCATGCCACGGGCTCTCCGTTCCTTACGGTACTCGTGATTAAACTCCCTCATCGCGCTTTCCATCCCCTCTGCGAATTTATTCAGCGTCAGCGGCTTGTCGAAACCGTTGGCCTCCAGGAATGCCAGGTAAGCGTGATAGAGATAAATTCGCGGATAGTGAGGCGGATTGCGGTTTCCTACCATCATTCCCGCACAATCAGCCAGCCGCTCAAGATGCGCGCAGAAGGCATAAAGCGGATCCGTTTTCTGCTTCACCTCCAGTGCTTCTTCGCTGTTCCGTTGCTCCAGCAGCAGCGCCCGCGCTTTTTCCGGGTTCGCAAAGTTCGCCAGCAGCCGACGAACCACCACCGGAATTTCAGCGGATATCTTTTCTGCCAGGTCGGGATCTTTATCCTCCTCGCTGACGCGCCGGTTAAACTGGAAAATTACGCGTCGCCGGGAAACGCCGCCGGCACGTTCGGTGAAAATCATCGGCGTGTTGTTCGTGGCCACAACCACCGCCCGCAAAACGGCGGTGTACTGGTGCTCGTGTTTCGGGTCGATCTCCACGGCATCCCCGCCGGTTATCGCTTTTATCCCGGTACCCTCTCCTGAATATTTGGGCTGATCAGGAAGCGTTATCATGCTTTTCCCGACGAACTGCGCCCGCCCGCGCGCGCTGTCGAGCGCCGCCATGTTCCCGCTGGCGGTGTTATGCGCACCGGCCAGCATCGTGGCGATATGGGTAAAGACACTTTTCCCGCTACCGCCCTCACCGGTTATCTCGAGGAACAGCTGCCAGTCGTACCGGTTCGCCAGCACCATAAAGAGCGCTGCAGCGATGCGCTGCATCTTAATTGCGTCTCTATCTGATGCGTAACTTAGCCATTTATGGAAGTTCGGCGCGTGGTCGCGGAGGTTTTCGCCCGGTACCGCTGGCGTGTAGGTCACGCCGTTATGATTGGTTAGCCAGTTGTCCTGGCTGTGTTCGGAGAAAATGCCGGTTTCCATATCGTAGACACCGTTTGCAAAGGGGATCAGGCTCCGCCGCGGCTCCCCCATCACCGGGATAACGATTTTCAGGGCGTCGATAACGTTGTTGATCGCGCGCTTGCTGAAGTTGGTTTTGTTCTCGTTGTAGATAGCCACCATTTCGCGGCTCAGCTCGAGCATAGACGTTTTCTCCCAAATGCCGGCGCGGTAGACGTACACGCCCTCGCTGTTTTCGTTGATTGCAATGCCGGTGTAACGCGCGGCCAGTATGAGCGCCTTTTCGTTATCAGCCAGGTCGCGGAGGTTTACATCCGTCAGCGGTTTGCCGATCACCATACTTTTGCCGGCTTCCGCATCGGCTTTGAGGCGCGGCAGCTGCGGCGTCCAGTCCTCCAGAAGCTGGTAACCTTCAGAGTAGAATTGCGCGCGCTCCACGCCGGCCACCGCCAGCTTTGTCGCGAGAATGGTTATCTGCCGTTCGGTCAGATGCCCGCCGCGGCAAACCCGCGCATAGAGCCGGCCATCATCCACAATGCGGATATTCTCCAGCTCTGCCAGCTGCTTTTTATCCAGCACAACCGGCGGCACCGTATCGCCAATCGGGTTCATTTCCTGCCATGCTTTGGCGAAAGTCCAGGCATCGGCGCCGGCAAAGATGATTGACTCCTCCATGAGATCCGCCGGCTGCTTTTTAAGGTTTGGTGCATTCTTCATTTTCTGTTCCCTCGCTCCCTGATGATTTCCCGCATAACCCGAATTCGTTCGATGCCCTGCACCCGCATAATTCGATCGATATCTCTTCCACCGGTGCCCGGCGCAGAAGAAATAAATTCAAATTCCCGCGCCAGTCTTTCTGGCGTGCAAAAACACGGTGAGCTGTACCCCTCGCGGCAATATGTCACTCTGTCGAATCGGTAACTTTCGATAATTACGATGCTGCCCCGGCTGTCCTTCCATTTATCGCCCGGCCTGATTTCAGGGTGAGCGCGGCCACCAGCAGCTAAGCCGGAAATTTTAATCGTCATATTTTTTACCTCACGCCGCTGGCGGGATTACCTGATAACCAATCTTCTTCAGAAAGCGCGCGGCACTCTCCACCGTGAAAAGGATCTCGTCGTCCATAAGGGGGCGCATCGACTGCAACCCGTTCGACGTGTCCACCAGATAGCGGCCGCCGGCCGGAAAACTGAATACAGTTTTGCCATCGCTACAGCGCACCAGATTATAAATAGCGGTCATGGTCTGACCTCCCTGACTTTCACCAGATATTCCGATGCCTGACTGACCAGGCTGTGAACCGCCGCGACACGAAAGCTTTCCATTTCATCATCCGGCGCCAGGGTGTTTATCCACATATCGAGAACGGCAAGCGCCTGACGGCTGTATTCAAGCGCCTGGCCTGCGCTGGTCGTCAGCATGGCAATGGATTCGTTTTGAGTTGGCTTTGTCATGCATTCACCTCCATAGCGAGGCGTGTCTGGATAGCCGCGGCCTTGCTCCCCAGCTGGAGATAAGTCCGGGTGATTGCCGGGTTACTGTGTCCGAGCATTTCAGAGGCGACCAGCAAGCCCTGTTCGCCGCCGGCGGACATGAGATTAAAGGCGGCAATTTTGCGGCTGGAATAGGCGCTCAGGCGCAGACGCGTGTTTACTACGCGGGTAAACCACACCATGACGTTGTGCAGTTTCTTCCAGATCGTCTGACGGCTAACGCTACCTTCCAGAGACTGGCAACGGTTACTTTCAATCTGGCTGCGGGAAAATACCAGGTCGTCACCGATAAGATTGCGCTCCATGCGTTCGCGCAGCCGCTTGATGATGCCCGGCGGCAGCTGTTTGGTATCGTGCTTAACTTCAGCCTTTGCCACCAGCTCAAACACGATCGCCTGTTCTTCTTCCGTCATGCCGGCGGCCAGTTGGTCGCAGCTCACGCTATCCCATTGCATGTAAGCAATGTGATCGCCAGCAAGCCGGGCAGCGTCCTTGCGCTGCTGGCGAACAATCTCGATCCCCTTCCGGGTCGCCCTGGCTTCTGCTGCTTTGGTCTGCTTCGCTACGATAATTGTTGCTATGCCGGTTTCCCAGTTGATGCAGGAGTAACGGAAGTTGCACACGTCGCTGGTACGCCAGCCTGTAACGGTCGCAATATCCCACCAGAGTAATACCCAGTCCGGCTGGGTCTGCTGTATGCGTTCACGCAGTTTGCGCTGCTCTTCCCGTTCGTAAACAGGGGTCATGGTGCGGGTGCCCTTCGTGGTAGTGGCTTTTACCACGTTACCGCGCAGCTCGCGGGCTTTAGCTGTCAGGGTCTGGAGGTTAAACATGCTGCACCTCCTCAACACGAAATCGACACGCCAGGATACAGACACATCCTTCTGGCGTTTTTTCGCGGGCTTCGCGCTCGGTGGAAGCAGTAACATTGACGATCTGATTTGTGAATTCACCCAAGGTGAGAAAACGCCATGTAAATTCAGGGCGTATTTGGGTAGACTTAGTGCAAGCCATAATGTTACCTCAACTAACGTTTTGGTTAGACGCCCTGAAAGTGTTCCCGCACTTCGGGGCGTTGTCTTTTTCATTTCCTGTGTGTAATGTGTCATTACACTTAAACACATTACATCGGGTGTAATTGACGTGTCAACACACAAAAACGAGAGACGAGGCAATCCTCCATTCCAATTTCGGCTTGATCCAGAGCTTCGAGAGATGATGGAACGAGCGCAACAGCAAGATGGTGATGAGTCTCTAGCCGCATGGCTTAAGAGAATTATTCGCAAGGAACTCCAGCAGCGTGGTATCGAGCCAAAGGGCTGATTAAGCATGCTCTCTGCCGGGTAAAAATCCCGGCGTCTTTCCGCCTTTTTATTCATCGCCATTTTCCTTCAATAGCTCGGGCTGATACTTACGCCACAACTGAATTTCTTCCCGCTCAAGAGCTTCTTTTGCCCCCTTACACTGCTGCAACTTGTACCCGCGTTTGCTGGCCTCCTGCTGATAAGCCGCCATGCGCCGGCTAAAGTCGTTCAGGAACGCGAACGGCACACCATAAGAGCCAGTTTTGCGGATAGAAGGGATAACCTCTCGAAATACCCAATTACTGAAACGATGAGCGAATGTGCCCGGCGTAATAGCTTTACGGCTGCGGGCGATCAGCTTGTAGAAACCAGATTCAGAGACAGCGCTATGATTTGGGTTCCCGCGAATACCGTAAGTTAAAGTTACGGTATTTCTCTCGTCATCATCCAGAGCCTGCAACGCCATGCGCGAATTGGATAATTCCAGCGCCGCGCAAACATCTTTTGCAACGAACCACGGTTCACCGTTGATCTTAACAATACGGACTTTCGCGGCCTCAAATTTAATGACCGAAATATCATCGCTGCTGTTTTCAGGTTGAGCGAAACCCTGCCCGGCTAGGGCATTTTTGTTAGTCATAATAAATTTCCCGGGCTAAGTTACAGTTGAGGTTTTGTGGAAACTAACGCATCACGTTCTTCGATACGCTGGCTTATCCATTCGTCAACTTCGCTTTCGACAAATGCAATCGCGCGAGAGCCTATCTTAACGGCTGAAGGAAAACGGTTTTGGCTAATTAGTCTATAGATCCACGCCTTACTGTAACCAGTTCGGCGTTGAACTTCAGGTAGGCGAATGAGGGTATAAGACATTTTAACTGCTCCTGTAGTTGATTAACGTCTACAGAAGCTATTACAGCTTCAATGAAATAAAAGATCACCGCAGTTGCGGCATACAGTACCGCAATTGCGGTACTGTATGAGGAAATTAACGTTTTTTAAGGCTTTTATTGGCTTCAGAGAATTTGCCCTCAAGCGTTCTCACACTTATACCGGGGATCCCCTCAAAATGGGCAAGCATCGCACTGATAATTGCGCCCTGATTGGCAAACTCAGACATTTTTCTACCACTTGGAGAATTGCCTAGCATCAAAGAAAGTAGTCCACCGATTATATTTAGATAAGTTGTCTCTGAGCGCCCATCGATATGTTGTACTGCGTTATCTACCATCTGTCGTAGCGAGTCGCGCTCGCCTTGTAATTCAGAGATTTCTTGTTTCTGTTGCTGGAAGGTTTTTACAGCATTAGCTAATCGAATATTAAGCCGTTTGTTCTCGGCCTGAAGAGTCTGATATGCATCAACTGTAATTCCCGCATGCAACTGCTGCTCAACTACATCAAAAAGGAAAGAGGGCTTTTGATTGGGATAATTTTTCGCCATCCATGCTTTAAGATCTGAGTGACGAATAGTTAGACGATGCTTAGCCACCTGCTCACCCGGAGAAACTGTTTTTCCATCTCGTCCGTAAGCAATTTCACCATTGTGTATAGCATCAAGAATCTTTTCGGCATTAACACGTAAACACGGCCATTGAGGGAACATCCCGACACCGGGTAAAACATCCAAGCCGACCCGCTCAAGAATTAATACCTCATGCGCAATAAGATTACACCACCGAAGAGCTGCTTCAACTGGGGTATAATATGCCTTTTCAAGGGAACTACAGCTTTTTGAATTGTAAGACACTAAACGCCACCTCACGCCCTCTGAATTTGGCGGCTATGCCAGCCCGCAGAGGTGTACGGGTTTTCGGGGATCAGCCTAGACATAGCCTATTCTTTGTTCGTCTACCGAAGTCTACTACTGTCAATTAGCACTGTCTATACATACAGTTAAGCGCTTTTCCCAAACGTTCCGTGCACTACATTTTCGCCGTTTTCCAACGCCTCCATATAGTCGGCATACCACTGGAGCATTTCGCGGCGGCCATCCAGATACTGGGCGTGGTTGTACGTTCCTCGTATAGAGTTTTTGTCGACGTGTGCCAGTTGCGTTTCAATCCACGCGGTGTTGTAGCCCTGTTCGTGCAGGATGGTACTCATGGTGTGCCGGAAACCGTGCCCGGTGACTTTTCCGTTATAGCCAATCCGCTTAAAGACTTGGTTTATGCTGGCTTCACTCATTGTTTTTCGCGGATCGTTACGGCCTGGGAACACAAGCGGGTAATTGCCTGTTAGCTCTTGGATCTGACCAATAAGCGTAAGAGCTTGCCTGGACAATGGCACCACATGAGGGCGACGCATTTTCATGCGTGAGGCGGGTATTTCCCAGACCGCCTTACTGATATTGATTTCATCCCAAAATGCCCCACGGAGTTCGCCGGGACGCAATCCGGTGATAATCAGCAAACGAGCAGCCAAAACTACTAACTCGCTTCCTGAATATCCTGACAACGCATTGAAGAAATCAGGCAATTCTTTAGGTGTGAGGAAAGGAAAATGATTGGACTCGTGCCCTTGCATCGCGCTGGTGAGATCCGGGGCGGGGTTATACTCAGCTCGACCGGTGACTATTGCGTAACGGAAAACTTCCCCACAGCGCTGCCTAACTTTTCTTGCCTTTTCGGTAGCGCCGCGCCCCTCAATGCGTCGTAGCACATTCAACAGTTCAAGCGGTTTGATTTCGGCTATTGGTTTTTTGCCAATGTATGGGAACACATCTTTATTGAAGGCTTCGAGGATGTCTGAAGCATAACCAGCAGACCATTTTTTTAGTTTGCTGCTGTGCCATTCAAGGGCAATATCTTTGAAGGTGTTGTTTAACTGAATTTCACGGGCAATCTTCTCCTCCCGTTTCGCTTCCATAGGATCGATACCCCCAGCGATACCCCTTTTCGCTTCTTCACGTTTTGCCCGAGCATCGGCCAATGTGACTTCAGGATACACACCAAGCGCTAACAGCTTCTCTTTGCCGGCTACACGATACTTGAGCCGCCAGTATTTGCCGCCATTAGGTTTAATCAGGAGATACAAACCACCACCATCAGCCAGCTTGTAAGGCTTATCTTTAGGTTTGGCGGCATCCACCTGCCGGGCGTTTAGTTTCACTTGGGGGTACCTCCTCTAGACCGAACAGCATATACCCCCATAAGTACCCCCAAACGACCGTAGATTTCAGGGAACTGTAGTAGACGTAGAAATACCAAAAGGGGCTGTAAAGCGCAGATTATAAGGGGTTTCAGTGAACTTTAGTAGACTTGGGGAGACGTTAGAATGGTGCCGATAATAGGAGTCGAACCTACGACCTTCGCATTACGAATGCGCTGCTCTACCAACTGAGCTATATCGGCCCTGCAAGAGGTGTTCACGAGCGTGAATCACGAGGCAAAAGGTTAGAACTTAGCGGGCGATGCGTCAATAGCCAGTGGAATCAACTGCCTATTTTTGCATCGCCCGTTCTCATTTACACACGAATGGTATCGTCGCCGAAACCAATCCACTTATAGGTGGTTAACGCTTCCAGCCCCATCGGGCCGCGGGCGTGCAGCTTCTGGGTGCTGACCGCCACTTCCGCGCCGAGGCCGAACTGGCCGCCGTCGGTGAAGCGCGTGGAGGCGTTCACATATACCGCGGAAGAGTCCACTTCATTGATAAAGCGGTTGGCGTTACGCAGGGTGCGGGTCAGGATGGCGTCGGAGTGCTGGGTGCCATGTTCGCGGATATGGGCGATAGCCTCGTCCATATCAGCCACCACTTTGACGTTTAGATCCAGCGACAGATACTCGTCGTCATACTGCTCCGCTTTCACCGGCTCGACCTTCGCTGGGCCGTTTTGCAGCGCGGGGAGGGCGGAAGGGGCGGCGTGCAGGGTGACGCCGCTCTCGGCCATCTGCTTGCTTAACGCCGGCAGGAAGGTATCGGCGATGTTGCGGTGCACCAGCAGCGTTTCCACGGTATTGCAGGTGCTCGGCCGCTGGGTCTTGGCGTTGACGATGATCTTCAGCGCGGGGGCGATCTCGGCGGTTTCATCCACGAAGATATGGCACAC